TTAAAAGGGCTCTGAACCAGTTGAAGCCAAAACCAAAATTTGAAGAGATAAAATCAGCTAAGCCACAGGAGATGACTAAAAAATACGGAGACATGGACGAAATGGATTGGGAAGGACAGTTTAGGGGAGGACAAGGAATTCATGGGTACTCTAGCGGTGGACTTCAACGAGGTCATCACCAGAAAGGAAGACAGCCTAAGTACAATACCGAAAAATTAATGGATGCTATTAGGCAAGTGGAAAGTGGTGGACAAAGTGATCCAAATCTTTCTAGGAGTTCTAAAGGTGCACGAGGAGCATATCAAATAATGCCAGATACAGCTGCGGATCCTGGATTTTATAAATATGGTGCTCGTAAATGGGATAATTTTGAAAATGAATACATGGATGAGAAAAAATCTCGTGATTGGGCTCAATCATATTTAGGGGCATTAAATAGTTATTTTACACAAAGATACCCAAATCAAGATAATTGGAAAAAAGCTATTACAGGTTATTTTTGGGGTCCAGGAAATGTGAATAAGAGTCAACGATATGAAATGAATCCTTTTGTGGATAGGGAAAATAAATTAGCTATAAATGATTCTTATTATAATAAAGTCATGGAATCTTATAATAGTTTTGATAGAGGCGGAATAGCGAGAAGACCAAACGCGGTTCCACCAACATCAGGACCGGACCCATACGCAACACTAATTGAGGATTCAGTTTCGCAGATAAGGAGCAATCCTTCTGAGTTCATGGGCTCACAGTTCATACAAAAATTTTCCAAGGGCGGATATGTAAAAAAGAACGCCCCTAAGGTCATTGGCATGATCACAAACTACAAGCCCAAACTGACCATGTCACCAGGATTAAAGAAAGCTACAAAAATTAAAGGAAAGTCACCTCTTAAAGAGAAGGAAACTATAGTAGAAGAAACAGTTGAACAGCCAGGAGCAATGTTCTGGGGCTCGCGTGAAAAGATCATAGGAGCGCCGTCAGAGGCCATGACCGGAAAGCAGTGGCTGCAGTACATGAAGATCGGAAAGCACGGAATATTGAATCCAAAGGGATTCCCAATCATAAAGGACATGGAGCTTAATGACACTTCACTAGCACCTTGGCTATCGAGGGTAGGAAATGAGACACTATCAAAGGAAAAACTTGTCAAGCAGTTTGATGAAATGGCACCCACAATGGATGTTACCGTCCTTGGCGAAGATACTGCGCACACAGGTCAACGTGTTATGCAAGACATATACAAAAACCTAAAAAGTATTGACACACAGGCAATTAGAAATCCGCAGATAAAGGGATTTTATGACTACATGAAGGCCGTGATGCCACAGTTAAAAGAGTCTACCACTAATGATGCAGCTAAGAAAATAGTAAAAGGAATTGATGATATGGTATTGAATAATTTTGGAATTAAGGACGCATTGACAGAGGGTGTTCCGCAAAGGTTCCCGTTTGAGATAAAGGAAATACTACAATCACTTTCCACGGGTCTGGGGAAAAGGACAGCGGGCTTCAAGAAATACAAGCGAACACCGCAGCACCGTGGAACGCAGATGATGGAGGGTGGAGACAATTACCGTGAATTTCTGTTCAAGCACAAACCCGGGAGCTTGCGATCGAATGAACCGGAATACAAATACGCGCATGACTTTAATTTAAGCGCTTCAGACAGAGCGGGAGGAATTGTTCACACAAGGACATCCGACAGGACAGACCAGTTCGGAAGAAGGGTCCTGAACATAGAGGAAATACAGTCCGACATGCACCAGCTAGTCAATGCCGCGCAAAGAAAATTAAAAAGAAAGCATATGGAATGGGAAGCGCTCGGAATGACACCGGAGCAAGGATTTAGTAAACTTGGAAAAGTTGCAAAAGATGAGTATAAGGAACTTGTAGCATCCGGCAAATACGCACCGCGTGGAGATTTGAAAGAGGAAATATCAACAGCCAATGAACAGCATTTGGCGCTGATTGTGTCAAAGGTTGAGGACTTGCTGTCACAGCCACAAACCAAGCAGACCATAGCTAGATTGACCAAGCTTAAAAGGGAGAGAATAAAGGTAAGGAAGATGATTAAGGAAGAGCAGGAGAAAATGGCTTCGGGAGAACACAGCGGCGTTCCCCAAGGACCACTAAGCAAGACGGAAGACTACAATGAATTTGTAATGAAATACATGCTTAAAGTTGCACGTGAAGGTGGGTATGACGCGGTAACAATCAACACCGCAGCCATCAAGAATAAAGGATTAAATGCGGGAAGCCAGGATTATAAAGGCAACCTTATTGCCTACGGACCAATGGCAAAAGGTGCCATGCAGAAGGCAGCGAAGAAAAGTGGTGCAAAATTTATGAAAACATATATAATGGATGGCAATAAAAGGGTATGGGAAGTTCCAATGATATTAATCAAGGAAAATAAAGCCGCGCAGTCCATCATTGACAAGGGCCTTCCTGTATATAAACGAGGAGGAGTAGTTAAAAAATAATGCCACCAAAAAATCCAAATAACAGTATTGAGAAAGCTTTAGGATCTTTAAATGAAGCTTTAGAAGTAGAGCCAACTGGCGAGGAAATACAGCTAGAGGTTGATGAAAAACCTTCAGACCCTAACGTTGAAATAACCGAAACAGAAGAAGGCGGTGCGGATGTAAATTTTGATCCAAACGCGCCCATAGACACAGCTAACATTCCGCATGATGCCAATTTGGCAGATTACATTGATGACACAGAATTACGGAGATTTGCAATAAATCTCGTATCCGATTTCGAAACGGATAAGGAGTCAAGGAAAGATTGGGAAGACACCTATATCAAAGGCCTTGACATGCTGGGTTTCAAATATGAAAACCGCACCCAACCGTTCGAAGGAGCGTCCGGGGTCGTACACCCCTTACTCGCTGAATCTGTTACGCAGTTTCAAGCCCAAGCGTATAAGGAACTTCTCCCCCCAAGCGGCCCCGTTCGTACTCAAGTTGTAGGACTTTCCACTCCTGAAATTCAGGATCAGGCGAAGCGCGTACAGCAATTCATGAATTACCAGATTACCGATATCATGAAGGAATACGATCCGGACATGGACCAATTACTATTCTATCTTCCACTTTCAGGATCAGCTTTCAAGAAAGTCTACTATGACAGCCTGCTTAAGCGTGCAGTGGCAAAATTCATTACCGGTGAAGATTTGGTAATCAATTACATGGCAACTGATTTGGAAAATGCGGATAGGGTTACACACATAATCAAAACAAGTTCAAACGACATTAGAAAACAGCAATTACAAGGATTTTACCGTGACATTGAATTATCCACCGGAACAGTTGAAACAAGTGGAGTCCAGGAAAAGGTTGATACACTAGAAGGTGTTCAAAGGGAATATACAGACAAGGACGAAGAACATACAATTTTGGAAATGCATGTCAATGCAGACGTTCCAGGATTTGAAGATGAAAGCGGAGTTAAGCTTCCATATGTCATTTCCATTGATGAATATTCAACAGAGGTTTTATCCATCAGAAGAAACTGGAAAGAGAAAGATACAAACTTCGCAAAGAATGATTATTTTGTACACTACAAGTTCCTCCCAGGCCTAGGCTTTTACGGCTTTGGCCTAATACATATGCTAGGTGGGTTGTCAAGAACTGCTACAAGTGTTTTGCGGCAGTTAATTGATGCAGGTACTCTTGCCAATCTGCCAGCAGGTTTCAAGGCACGTGGTATGCGTATACGTGACCATGACGAGCCATTGCAGCCAGGGGAATTCAGGGACGTTGATGTTACAGGAATTTCCATTAAGGAATCATTATTACCACTTCCTTACAAGGAACCATCACAGGTTCTCTTTGCTCTTTTAGGATTTGCAGTTGACGCTGGAAAATCCTTTGCGGCAATAGCGGACATGAAGATGGGTGAAGGCAATGAACAGAATCCAGTTGGAACAACATTAGCTCTCTTGGAAAGAGGAACAAAAGTTATGAGTGCAATACACAAGCGATTGCACTATGCACAAAAAATTGAATTTAAGTTATTGGCAAAAGTATTTCAATTATACTTGCCGCCGGAATATCCTTACATGGTTGTCGGCGGAAACCAAATGATCAAGCAACAGGATTTTGATGATCGTGTTGACATCATTCCTGTTTCCGATCCAAATATATTTTCCATGGCACAGCGTGTCACGTTGGCACAACAACAGTTGCAGTTAGCGACAGCTAACCCAGGATTGCATAACATGCGTGAAGCATACAGAAGAATGTATGATGCGATGGGCGTTGACAATGTGGATGCGATTTTAAAACCTGATCCAGAGTTACCGGAACCTATGAGTCCGGCTACCGAGAATGCAGGTGCCATGAATGGCAAAGCCCCTAAGGCTTTTCCTAAGCAGGACCATGAAGCGCATATACAAACACACGCGGAATTTATGTTTACGCGTATGGTACAAATTAATCCGCAGGTTTATTCCATGCTGCAATCACACATTTGTGAACATCTTAGCATGATGGCTGCAGCACAGGTACAAGAAGAATTCAAGCCTCAAATGGAACAAATGAAGCAAGCGCAACAACAGGCACAAAAAAATCCACAAATGGCACAGCAAGTGGAACAACAAATGAATGAACTTGTTAATGCACAAGCTGCCAAACAGGCTCAAATAGAGGCGAAGATGACAGCATCATTAGCACAAGATGAGGAAGCTAGAATGAAACGTGAAGCGGAAGATCCACTCATCAAGCTTAAACAGCAAGAGATTGACCTGAAGGCTATGGAAACACAAGCCAAGCTACAAAAAGATATGCTCGTGGACTCTGAAAAACTTGACATTGAACGTGACAGGCTGGAAGCGGATACAAGTATTAACTTGATGAAAGCCGCGGCAGATGTTAGTAAGGAAGATTCCGATGAAGCGATGACACTCTTCAAGGAGAAC